GTTTAGGAGATAAAATAGTAAATTTAATAAATGATAATATTGAATAGAATAATAAAGGAATATAAAAATTATAAGAGGAGAAGTTAAAATATCTCCTCTTTTTTATTGCAAGAAAGGAGGTTTAAATGGCAAAAACTATTGGTGTATTACTAAGTTTAAAAGACCAGTTTACAACACCATTACAGAAAGCAACCAAGAGTGTTAAGAACATGGATAGACAACTTGAAAAAGCTGGAAACCAAATAAAAGCATTTGGCAATAAGGTAAAATCTGGAATGAAAACAGTTGCTAAATGGGGAGCAATTGGATTTGGAGCATTGACTGCTGGTGCAGTTTTATTTGCTAAACAATCTATTGATGCAGCTAAGGATCAAGTAAGAATTGAGAAGTTACTTGAAACTACTATGAAACGGACAAGCAATGCCAGTAAAGAACAAATACAAGCAATAAAAGATGAAGCTAGTGCATTACAAAATGTCGGTATAGTTGGAGATGAAGTTGCACTTGCTGGAGCAAATCAATTAGCTGTTTATGGTTTAAGAAGTGACCAAATCAAAAAATTAATGCCTAACTTAAATGATATGATAGCAAAAGAAAAAGGTTTAAATGGGACTCAAGAAGATGCTGTTGCTATGGCTGATGTTATTGGTAAGGCTATGAATGGTAAAACAAAAGGTCTTTTAAAATATGGAGTATCATTAACAGCAGCTGAGGAAAAACTATTTAAAACTATGAAACAAGAGCAAAGAATGGAGTTTATCAGTAAAAAGTTAAATGAATCTATTGGTGGAACAAATAAGGCACTTCGTGAAACAGATGAAGGTAAAATTGTAGCAGCTAAAAATGCTTGGGGAGACATGAAAGAAGAAGTTGGAAAGAAACTGCTACCATATCTTGGCAAGTTTGCTGAATGGTTTGAAACTAAGATACCAGCTATTCAAAATTTTATTTTAGGAATTGCTGATAAAATTCAAGAATTAGTTACAAAAGCAGAACCTTATATAACACAAATTAAGGATATGTTTGGAAAAATATTTGAAAAAGTTAAACCAGCATTAGAAGAAACTTGGCAGATATTATCAAATGCTGGAGCTGTTGCGATAGATATAGCACAAGACATAATAAATAATTGGGATAGAATAAGTCCTGTCATTTATACTCTTGTTGGTGCAATAGCAGCATATAAATTAGTAATGTTTGGAGCTTGGGTTTATACAACAGCTATGGTTGCAATAACAAAAGTAAAAATGGCTTGGGATGCTGCACAAGCAGCAGCAACAGAAACTTTAACTGTAAAGCAATGGTTATTAAATGCTGCTATGAATGCAAATCCAATAGGAGTGGTTATAGGAGCAATAGCAATATTAGTTGGTGGTATATGGTTACTGTGTAAAAATTGGGATCTAGTAAAAACAAAGGTAAAAGAATTTTGGGCAAGATTAGAAAATAATCCTCTTGGGAAAATGTTCAAATGGTTTTTAAGATTAACATTTCCTATCATACTTTTAATTGAAAATTTTTCTACAATTAAAGAAAAAGTAATAGGATTTTGTAAGACTTTAAAAGATGTATTTTTAAAAGTTTGGGATGCAGTTGTAGGTGCTTGGAATTATGCAAAAGAAGTTATAAGTGGTGTTTGTGATGTATTGGTTGGAATATTTATGCCAATATGGGAAGCAGTATCAAATGGGTTTAATATAGCCAAAGACATTATTTTAGGAGTATGTGATGTTTTAGGTGGAATATTCTTAGAAATTTGGAATGGTGCTATTGATGCTTGGAACTTTATGAAAGACACAATTTCTGATTTATGTGATACTATAACCAATGTATTTTTAAAGGCTTGGGATGGAATAATGAAAGCATTAGATGCTGTATTACATCCTATTGAAACAGCTAAAAATGCTTTTGGTAAATTAATAGATAAACTTAAATTTTGGAATAAAACACCTGCTGACGATAAAACTATAAATATTACAGAAAACACTAAAAAGACTACTGAAACAGTTGGTGGAGCAAATAAGACAGGGGTAGCAACAACTTCTATAAAAAATCCTAGACATGCTTTGGGTACTGCTTATTTCAAAGGTGGGGTTACAAAAATAAATGAAGGTGGAAGAGATGAAACTGCTATATTACCAGCTGGAACTCAAATTCTAAGTCATGAAGAAGGTAAATCACTTCAAAAGAATAATGTTGAAAAACAAGTTATTATAAAAGAAGTTGAAAGTAAGAAAAGTTCAGATAAAAAGGTAGAGGTACATATCCATATTGGAGGTAATTTCATAGGAGAAAAAGAACATATGGAAAAATATGGAGAATATACAGCAAATAAGATTTTAGCAGCTTTAAATAATATGTAGAATAGGAGATAAGAAAATGAATATAATTTTTATAGTTGAAGATAATGGAGTACAGTTAGAGACAGTTAATATTCCAGTAGTTCAAAATATAGAACCTGTAAACTGTGAAACAGAAGATGAAGAATTTACAACTATTAATGGGAAAAAATTAAATTTAATTGGTGGTAAAGGACTTAGAAACTTTTCATTTTCTTCTTTTTTTCCTAGTAAATTATATAGTTTTGTAAGTTTTTTAAATTATAAAAAACCTAAATATTATATTGATTTTTTTGAAAAGTATAGAGATGCAAGAGTACCTTTAAGAATTATTATAGTTGATAAGTACAGAGTAGTCTTAAATATGCTATGTAGATATAATTTTACTTATTCTTTTAGAGATAAGGCTGGAGATGTTCCATATACTTTGGATATAAAAGAATATATTTTACCTGGTGAGGCTGATAATAATGTATAAGACAATAGTAAAAGAAATAGATGTAACTAATTATATAAGAGATTTAAGTTGGAGAGATAGCGTTGATACATTAGGAGTTGAGGTAAGTTTTGAACTTGCAGTAAACAAGTTTGATAAAAATTTATCTTTTCTCTATGACATTACTTTGGGTGATCCAGTTCAAATAATCAATGAAAAAGGAGAAACATTAGTACAAGCTATTATAGTATCAGAAAGCCCTAATGGAAAGACTACATCATTTACTGCTTATGATATGGCTTGGTACTTGAATAAATCAACTGTGATAAAACAATTTAAAAAGATGATAGGGAATGACTGTATTAAGTCCTTATGCAGTGAAATTGGAATAAAAGTTGAAGTAAGTGGATTAGATACTAAGATAGATAAAATTTACAAGGATAAGACTATCTCAGGCGTTATTTATGACATCATAGAACAATGTTCACAATTCAATTCTAAAAAATTTTTTATTGAGTATGATAAAGGTACTCTAAAAGTGGGACCATTCAAAAAGATAAAAGTTACTGGACAGTATGAAATGCACAAAAATACTTTTATAGATGTAGCAAAAAATATTGGAGAGGTTTCACTTAGTAGGTCAATAGTTGATATGAAAAATTCAATCCTGGTTGTTACACAAAATAAAAAAGCAGTTAGGACAGTAGGAAAAGAGCAAGACAGTGAAAGTATTAAAAAGTATGGAATGTTACAGGAAGTGGTAACACTAGATGAAAAGGAACATAAAAAAGCTAAACTTGTTGCAAAAAATGAGTTAAAAAAATTAAATAAAATTACAGAAGATTTCAGTATTGATATTCTTGGAGATGATAAGGTTAAGAGTGGTAGAGTCATTGATATAGACATACCACTTTTTAATTTAAAAGGTGAATATCTAATAAAAGAAAGTTCTCACAGTGTACAGAATGGAATCCACAGAATAAATTTAAAATTGGAGGTGTTTAAGGAGTGAGTGAAAATCAAAAGTCTTGGGATATAGCAGTAGCAGAGAAGTTTAAGGAAAGAGAAAATCCAAGTCCAATAGGTGCTGTTTTAGGTAAGATTTTAAAACCTCTCCCTGACATCTCTATTGAGCTTTTAAATGGTTATGGTGTTATTGATAGTGATAAAATTTATTTATCTAATGCAATAACTAATAGATTGGCTATTGAATGTACTATGAAAGAATTTGAAAGTCAAGGTAATAAATCAACAAAAGGTGAAATAAATAATTTGTCAACATCAGGAGCTGGTTCAGATAGTCGTGGCGATACTAATTTAAGTTTGGAAGAGCATACTGGTACTTATGACAGTAGTGCAAATGAAAAAGAAAATAAAACAAAAGGAAAATTTATATTACAGACTGTATTCCATTTAAAAAAAGGTATGTTTGTGTTAGTCATACCTAATTTTGAAGAGGATAAATTTTTTATTGTAGATGTATTTAATTATGCACCAGAGGTGAGTTTAGAATGGGAATATTACCAAAAATAGATTTTGTTGATTACTCTAAACAAGACATAACTAATGGTAAAAATAGTAATGGTAAAACATTTTTAATAGACTTTCAGAAAAAGAAATTATTAAAAAGTAATGGACAATTAATAAAAACAGATGATGAAAGAGCTGTTAGAATGTGGATTGAAAAGGTTCTTTTAACAGAAAAATATAAATGGAATATTTATAAAAGTAATGGACCTAACCAATATGGAATGAAATATAAGGCTATGTTACTTAGTCAAAGATTTCCTACACCTGTTTTATATAGTGAGTTTGAGAGAGAATTAACAGAAACAATTAAGAAAAATAAACAGATAATAGAAATTAGAAATATTGATATAAAGTTAGAAAAACATACCTTGAAAACAAAATTTGAAGTAGTGTTAAAAGACTTCAAAACATTTGAATGGGAGGGGTATCTATGATAATAAAAAAAGAATGGAAAGAAATTTTAAAAAATATGCTTAACCAGGTAAATGATGAATATGATAAGACAGAAGGAAGCTTATTTTATGACAACTTAGCACCTGTAAGCATTGAGATTGAAGAAATAAGAAAAACATTGGAATATATATTTTTAAACTCATTTGCAGAAACAGCAGAAGGTGAGTATTTAGACAATATATGTAAAGAGGTAGGAGTATTTAGGAGAAAAGCAACTAAGTCAAAAGGTACTGTGACTATAAAAGGAGTACCAGGAACAGTTGTAGAAGTAGGGACAAAAGTTGCAAGTGATACCTATATCTATTTAACGACACAAGAAAAAATAATATCTGCTGCTGGAAGTGTTGAAGTACCTATTGAAAGTGAAAAGTATGGGAAAATATATAATATTCCAAAAGGAGCTATTACAAATTTTCCTGTAACTATTCCAGGATTAAATGAAGTGATAAATAATTTTGAAACTGTTGATGGTTATGATGGAGAAACAGATGATGAATTAAGAGAAAGATATTATTTCAAAGTTAGAGAACCAGTAACATCTGGTAATATTTATCATTATAAAAAATGGGCTTTTGAAGTTGAAGGAGTAGGAGGAGTTAAAGTTTTTCCATTATGGAATGGAAATGGTACTGTAAAGGTAGTTGTAGTAAACAGTGATATTCATGAAGCTGATGAAACTTTACTAAAAAGAGTAAGGGATTATTTAGAAGAAGTCAGACCAATAGGGGCTACTGTTACAGTAAAAAGTGCGATAGGTAAAGCTATATCAATTTCAGGTACTGTTAAAATTTCTAAAAATATAAAATTTGATGAAGTAAAAACAAAGTTTGAAACAAAAGTAAAAGAACATTTTAGAAAAGTAGGATTTAAACAGGATTATGTGAGTTATGCCCAATTAGGAAATATCTTATTAAATATTCCTGGTGTAAATGACTATGATGATTTAAAGATAAATAATGCAACTTTAAATGTACAGTTAGCAGCTGAGGAGATTCCAAAATTAACAACAATCACTTTACAAAAAGAGGTGATATAGTTGGAAGCTAAAAGACTAATGAGGCATATGCCAAAGTATTATAGAGGTATTTTAGAAATAACTTTATTACAAAAAGTAATAGAAAAAGAATTAGATACAGTTGATTTAATCTCAAAAGATGTATTAAATCAATTTTTTATTTATACTGCTACATGGTCCTTACCAATTTGGGAAAGAATATTTGGTTTAAGTGTTGGAGATAAAACAAGCAATATTGAAGAAAGAAGAGAGAATTTAATTTCTAAGTTAAGAAGTTATGGAACTACTACAAAAGAGATGATAGCAAGAGTTGCCAAAACTTTTACAAATGGAGAAATTGAGGTTGTAGAAGATAATCAAAACTATGCTTTTAAAATACTATTTACCTCTATTGTTGGAATACCTAAAAATATTGAAAACTTTAAGGCAGTAATAGAAGTTATAAAACCTGCACATTTGAATTTTAGTATTGAGTTTAGATATAACACACATAACCAAGTAGCTTATTTATTGCATAATTCTTTAAAATTAAAAACTCACAAACAAATTTATGACACTAGATTATATGAAGATAGTGCAGTGGTAGGTAAGTATCATAAACAGAATGAAGTAGGAAATTTAAAAAATAATGAGTTAAAAACTAAAACACATAAAAATA